TAAGTTAAATATGCAGCAGTTACCTCGCGATAACCCTATTGTAAAAGGGTGTATCAAAGCAGCTCCAGGTCATAAGATTGTGGCTATGGACTTAACTACTGCAGAAGTGTATGTTGCTGCAAAACTTGCAGACGATGAAGCGTTGATGAATGTATTTCGTAGTGGAGGAAACTTTCATAGTACGATTGCAAAAACAGTATTTAAACTTCCATGTGACGTAGAAGATGTCGCAGAATTATATGGAACACAACGCCAAGCCGCAAAAGCAGTAACATTTGGTATTATGTATGGCGCGGGCCCGAAGAAGATTAGTGAACAAGTTACTAAAGATTCAGGCACTTATTTTAGCCAGCAAGAGGCAAAAGAAGTTATTGATGATTATTTTCGATCTTTTCATAAGTTGAGAAAGTGGATTGACAATAATCAAAAATTTATCGAGCACAATGGATTCATCTATAGTTTCTTTGGCCGCAAAAGGAGATTGCCGAATGTCTCATCGACAGACGCAGGCATCAAGAGTCATAGCATTAGGTCTGGTCTTAATTTTCTGGTGCAGTCTACTGCTTCTGATATTAACCTTCTAGGCGCAATAGATATGGGGCAGTTTATTAAGTCTCAAAATATGAAATCACGAATATTTGCATTGGTTCATGACTCAATTCTGGCAGAAGTTCCAGAAGATGAAATAGACTTTTACTGCGAAAAGCTTCAAAACTTTATTCAGATGGATAGAGGTGTATCTATCTCAGGAGCACCTGTAGGATGTGACTTCGAAGTTGGAGATGATTACTCCATGGGCAAATTTGAGAAAATGTATGAAACGTATTAAAATGAAAGGCGGAGATGAATACGATGCGCTCTCTTCTAAATCTAAAGGTTTATTTAGATGGAGAGCGGGCGTAAGAAAAAAGCTCAAACGTAAATACAATAAAAGATTTCGTAAAATTGATCGTTACCTACAAAGAAATAAAAAAGATTAAGTTTCCAGTTTTTGTTCTTCCAAGCAGTAATTGGGAATTGATAGATGGATTATTACTTATTGATAATCAAGTAGTAGACGATCGAAATATGCCGGGAGCTTCTCTCGGCATACGTCGTTTACAAACTCATTTTACAGAGTTAGTACCTTTAAGACATTCAATAGATTCGTTAATTGGAATACTAAAGCAGAACACTAAAACTTTTATTGATAGTGGAGGCACTCCTTTTATCTATCAAAAAACTATGAATTCATCTTTAAAGTACTACAAAATACGAAAAGTTGAATTAAAGGAAAAAGCTTCTGTACTTTGGTTAAAGGATGTTAATTTTCCTTTTACCATACCGCGTCCACCTCCCCGAGAATTAACTTGGGCAGGTGTACTTCATATAGGCGGATTGCCTTGGCTGTTATATGAGTACTCCGAAGAAAAACTAAAGGACACTCGAAGAAAAGTATAATTTTATGTCGAGAAGAAAAAAGACTCTTGCGGGAGCAAATTTAGATTTACAAGAGATCGAACCACTTACAAAAAATCAAGTAATTGCGTTTGAAAGTACTAAAAACTTAATGCTGCACGGAGTAGCAGGAACAGGAAAAACTTTTATATCGTCATACTTAGCGTTTGATGATATGACAAAAGGTATATACGAACGGCTCGTAATTATAAGAAGTGCAGTACCTACTCGTGATATAGGTTTCCTACCCGGAAACGAAAAAGAAAAAGCCTCAGTCTATGAAGAGCCATATAAAGATATTTGTATAGAGCTTTTTCAAAGAGGAGATGCTTATGAAATTCTCAAAACGAAAGGGTTAGTACATTTTATGACCACTTCTTTTATTCGTGGAGTCACACTAAGAAACGCAGTAATTCTAATTGATGAATGTCAGAATATGACTTTTCATGAGCTAGACTCAATTATAACAAGAATCGGGCAGGATTGTAGAGTACTATTTTGTGGAGATTTTCGTCAAACAGATTTGGCAAAAAACGGCTTAAAAGACTTTGTACGAATTTTAAAAGCAATGAACGAGTTTGATTTTATTGACTTTGATATTAAAGATATTGTAAGAAGTGAATTCGTCAAGCAATACATAACCGCAAAAACAGATTTAGGTTTATGAAAGCAGTAATTAGCAATAGAATCTATTTGGAAGTAACTCGGGAGTATAAAGAGCATCTCAGCAAAGAGCTGACTTATAAAATACCTCCGCAAAATCCAAATGACCCTCCTATTGTTATAAAAAATATGGCACGGGTTCGAGAGAATCTTGTTACCATACCAATCGGAAGAACGGATTTAATACCAGATGACTATGAAATTGTTGACAAAAGGATTATGGTGCCTGTTGATTTTCCTGATTTTAGGTTTGATTTACGAGAATCACAACAAGCCGTCTATGACGAACTCGATGATAACTGTATCATCAACGCGTGGGTAAGTTGGGGCAAGACTTTTACGGGGTTGGCGATAGCCGGAAAACTCGGACAAAAAACACTCGTAGTTGTACACACTGTACCATTACGAAACCAGTGGGCAAAAGAAGTAGAGAAAGTCTATGGATTTACGCCTGGAATTATAGGAAGCGGTAAATTTGATCTTGACGCTCCTATTGTAATTGGCAACACTCAGAGTTTATACCGTAATATTCCGAAGATTCGTAAAGAATTTGGAACAATTATACTAGATGAAATGCACCATGTAAGCAGTCCAACTTTTTCCAAAGTTATCGACACAAATTACTGTCGATATAAGATTGGACTATCGGGAACAATAGAAAGAAAAGATGGCAAACATGTAGTCTTTCGAGACTACTTTGGCAGTAAAGTTTTCAAACCCCCAAAGGAAAACTTTATGACGCCTAAAATAGCTATTATAAAATCAGAAATACGCTTTATGGATGGAGCCCGTATTCCTTGGGCAAACCGTGTTACAAATTTGGCGAACAATGAAGAATATCGTCATACCGTTTCACTTCTTGCTGCAACTTATGCAGCCCGAGGTCATAAGGTACTTGTAGTCTCCGATCGTGTGCATTTCTTACGAAGCTGCGCTGAATTGGTTGGAGATAATGCAATTTGTGTTACGGGCGAAGTTCCGCATGAGCAAAGAGAAACACTTCTCAATGAGATTAACTATGGAAGTAAAAACATTTTATTCGGGACTCAAGCAATATTTAGTGAAGGCATATCAGTTAATTCCCTCTCTGTCCTTATACTCGGTACGCCTATTAACAACGAACCACTCCTCACCCAGCTTATCGGAAGAGTTATACGAGAGCAAGAAGGAAAACAAACCCCTGTAATTGTAGATATACATTTAAAAGGAAATACTGCCAGAACGCAGGCTTCTAACAGAATGGGCTACTACATGAAACAAGGCTGGAAAATTGAACAAATAGGATAGAAAAATAGTTCTTGACACCCAAGTTATTTTTTAGTATAATATATGCTTCTATACGATTGGAAAAAGATATTCACTGTTGCAAATGGCGAGCCATCAGGTATTTTTATGATATTTGAGATGCTGGTTAAGCAAAGTATACCTCGAAATAAGTACGATCCCATTTATAAGTTTTATGAAACAAACTTTGCGGGAGATTCTTTTTTGGTACACCCCGATGTTCTTTTATACAATGCGTTTAGACATTCTCGCCGAGATATTGCAATATACTTAGCTTTTGCAAGTATGCGGTCTCTCGGAGAATACTTCGCCTCTGGCGATATTACACTAGATCTATTGGAAATGCCACTAGATCCCTTTCAACACTTAGAAAACGACGACAGACTACTTTATATGGAAGATGACAAGTTACATTTTCTGTATGAAGAAGTCCCACAGGAGAAAACAGAATGGCATTAAGCTTTAATAAATCAAAGGGCGCTGCTCAAAAATCCAACATTACTACCTATAGCTACCAGGACGGGGATAACTCTATTCGTCTAGTTGGCGATATTCTTGCTCGATACGTGTATTGGGTTACTGGTGAGAACGACAAGAACATTCCTTTGGAGTGTCTGTCTTTTGATCGTAATGAAGAGCGGTTTAATAACAAAGAAAAAGATTGGGTTCGTGAATACTATCCCGATCTGAAGTGTGGCTGGAGCTATGTAATGCAGTGCATTCACAATGGCGAAGTCAAGATCGTTAATCTGAAGAAGAAGTTGTGGGAGCAAATTCTCACTGCTGCTGAAGATTTGGGAGATCCCACTGACGCTGAAACTGGCTGGGACGTTAAGTTCAAGCGGGTTAAGACTGGCCCACTGCCCTACAATGTAGAGTATCAACTTCAAGTGCTGAAGTGCAAGCCTCGTGCTCTTGATGATGACGAACTGGCCCTTATAGAAGGTCTGAAGTCTATGGATGATGTTATGCCTCGTCCAACTCCTGACGCTCAGAAAGAGTTACTCGATCGAGTACGTCAGGTAGAAACAAATGAAATCGACGAAGAAGCACTTGATGCGGAGTTTGCCATTTCATGATACTCTTTACGGCAGACTGGCATTTAAAGCTAGGTCAAAAAAATGTTCCACGCGAGTGGGCACTTCGCCGCTATGGATTATTCTTCGAGCAAATACACAGTCTCGAACAGCAATGCGAAATGCATATTATTGGGGGTGATCTTTTTGACCGTCTGCCTAGTATGGAAGAGTTGGAACTCTACTTCTCGTTCATTCGAGAGGTAGGGATTCCCACTCTTATCTATGACGGCAATCATGAAGCAACCAAGAAAAACAAAACATTCTTTACTCAACTTAAACAAGTAACTAGAGACATAAATCCACTTGTAAAAATAGCGGATATTTCATATTATGATTCAGAGCTTGGTTTTAGTATTCTTCCCTATGCCGACTTACATAGAGAAGGAAGCATTGAAAAGTTTATACAAGACAAACCACTATTTACTCATGTACGAGGAGAGATACCTCCCCATGTCAAGCCAGAGGTGGACTTAGACAGATTCGAGGATTTTCCAATCGTATTTGCGGGCGATTTACACGCCCATAGTAATAGCCAAAGAAATATAGTATATCCGGGGTCTCCAATGACCACTTCTTTTCATCGAACAGAAGTACAGACCGGATACATACTAATAAATCCCAACACTTGGAAGTGGATGTGGGAGCCTTTTGACCTTCCACAACTAATACGAAAAACAGTAGCCGATCCAAATGAAATGATTCCTACTGAATATCATCATACTATCTATGAATTAGAAGGTGATATACAAGATTTAGCAAATGTAAAAAATAGTGATTTACTAGATAAAAAAGTTGTGAAACGTAGTAGTGAAACAGCTTTGGTAATCAATAAAGACATGAGCATCCAAGAAGAGTTAGTAGAGTACCTAGCATACATCTTGGAATTAGAAGATGATAAAATTCAAAATATAGTAGGCACTTTTAATGATTACGCTCAAAAAACTACAATGGGATAACTGCTTCAGTTACGGGTCAAATAATAGCCTGGACTTAGAAGAAAATATAGTAACTCAAATAATTGGAACAAATGGTATGGGCAAGTCGTCTATACCGTTAATTATTGAAGAAGCTCTTTTTAACAAAAACTCAAAGGGCATCAAAAAAGCAGATATACCAAATCGTTATGTAAATAATGGCTACACCATTCATCTTGAGTTTACAAAAGATGAAGATTCGTATGTGGTTTCAATAGATAGAAAAACAAATATTAAAGTAGCATTTTTAAAGAATGGCGAGGATATTTCAAGCCATACAGCTACAAATACATTTAAAACAATACAAGAAGTAATTGGTATAGATTTTAAAACTTTCTCGCAGCTTGTATACCAAAATACAAATGCGAGCCTACAGTTTCTTACAGCAACAGATACAACAAGAAAGAAGTTTCTTATTGACCTTTTACATCTGGAAGAATATGTAGAGCTGTTTGAAGTATTTAAAAATGCTTCTAAAGATCTATCATTGGAAATTTCCGCAGTTAAATCAAAAATAGCAACTGTGGAAAAATGGTTGTCCGATAATAAATTGAGAGATACTATCGTACTGCCCATGCTAGAAATTGAAAATGATACGGAAGAACTTGAGAAGCAATTCCGTTCACTAACGAAAGAAATTGAAAATATTTCGGAAAAAAATAAAAAAATCTCACAAAATAATCAGTGCATCTCTTTGCTAAAGCAAATAAATATTCAAGAAATACAGAATATTGATGTACATGCAAAAGAGTCCTATGATACGCTACAATCAGAACTTGGTAATCTTACCGGGGTCGTAGCGGGGTCAAAGCGGCTGATGAAAAAATTGGAAGATTTGGAAGGTAGATGTCCGACTTGCGAGCAAAATGTTCAAGAGACATTTAAGCAAAGTCTAATTACGGAGGAAGCTACAAAGATTTCTTTCGCAGAGGAGAAAATGCGTGAAATTACAACAAGAATTCAAGAAATTAAACGAAACAATGAACGTTTCGAATATAAAAACAAAATGCAAAGAGAGTGGGAGGATCTTTATCGAAGCATTGATCGAGATCTGCCAGTGGCCCTCTTGGATAAAGGAGAGCTCGAAGAGCGCTTGGGAAGAGTACGAGCTGACTTGGTTTCGATCAAAAAGTCTGTGGCGGATGCAACGGCGGAAAATGAGAGAAGAACAAAGCAAAACACCCGAATCCAAGTAATTCAAGAACAAACAGATAGTTTTCTGGAACAATTAGAAGAGGCACAGGAGTCGTTAAATAAAGTAGAAAGTGTGTATTCTAATTTGGAAGTGCTGAAAAAAGCATTTAGCACAAACGGCTTAATTGCTTATAAGATTGAAAATCTAGTAAAGGAACTAGAAGAATTAGTAAACACCTATCTTGGAGAGCTTTCAGACGGGCGTTTTACTCTTGAGTTTGTTGTAAGTAATGATAAGCTAAATGTGCAAATTACAGACAATGGAAACATTGTTGATATACTTGCTCTTTCTTCTGGAGAGTTGGCAAGAGTAAACACGGCTACTCTTATAGCAATTCGTAAGCTAATGAGTAGTATTTCAAAATCACGAATCAATATTCTCTTTTTAGATGAGGTGATTAACGTACTTGATGAAACAGGTAGAGAAAAACTTGTCGAAGTATTACTTGGAGAAGAAAATTTAAATACTTATGTAGTCAGTCACGGTTGGACACATCCTCTGCTAGAGAAGATTGAAGTCGTAAAGAGAGAAAATGTGAGCGCCCTTGAATGAATCGACTAGCAGCACAGCGTAGAATGTGGTTGTTAAAGAAAGCAAAAGAACAAGAGCTACAACAAGAGCTCGAAGAACTTTCTAAAGTAGATAAAAAGAAGAAGTTAATATGGTTGATAGCAGAGCGAAAGGAGCAAGAGGAGAATACTTAGTACGAGATATGTTACGGGTCGCAACGGGGTTGCAGTTTGAAAGAGTCCCTAATTCAGGGGCTCTTGAGTATTTGAAAGGCGATCTCTATGTTCCGAATGAAAAAAATAGATTTTGTATTGAAGTAAAAAACTACTCTGAATCCCCTCTTTCAGATAAAATATTTACTGCGAAAAAGACAAATAATCTTATTCGCTGGTGGAAAAAAGTACAAGTACAAGCGAAAGGAGGAGACCAAGAGCCTCTTCTTTTCTTTAAATATAATCGTTCTCCTGTGTTTGTTGTAACAAATTTACAGCCGAAACAAACTGAAGAATGGATGTTTATACAGTTTCTTAACTGTTTCATTCTTCTCGCGGAAGATTGGTTAGAAAACGAAACAGTGGAGTTTTTAAAAAATGGCATTCAGTTTTAGTGAAAAAATTGTAAATCCAAGTGATAAAACCACACTTATAGTAGACGCGCTAAACTTAGCATTTCGATGGAAGCATCAAGGGCGTACAGACTTTCGATATGATTATCAACGTACTGTAGAGTCTCTTGCAAAATCTTATGACTGTAAAAATTTAATTATTGCAGCAGACTGGGGTTCTTCTAGCTATAGAAAAGGTATAAACCCTGAGTACAAGCAAAATCGAAAAGAAAAGTTTGCAGAGCAAACAGAAGAAGAACGAATCGCATTTGAAGAGTTCTTTGAAGAGTTTGAAGCATCCCTAGAAGTACTCGAAGAAGCAGGATATACTGTACTTCGATACAAAGGTGTAGAGGCAGATGATATTGCTGCTCATTTGGTAAAAGAAAGAAATAAGTATGGTTTAGAATATATTTGGCTTATTTCGAGTGATAGAGACTGGGATTTACTTATTCAAGAAAACGTCGGACGATTCTCATATGTGACGAGGAAGGAAGTCACGCTTGATACATGGTCTGAGCACTATGAATGTTCTCCCGAAGAGTATATTTCTCTTAAATGTCTAACAGGAGACAAGGGTGATAATGTCCCAGGCATACCTGGAATAGGCCCAAAGAGAGCTGTACAGTTGATTCAAGAATACGGAGATGCAATGAGTATTTATGATGCAACTCCGATTGATAGTCGATATAAGTTTATTCAAGCATTAAACGAAAATGCAGAACAAATTTTAGAAAACTATGAACTTATGGATTTAATGACTTATTGCGATGATGCGATTGGGTCTGATAACATATCAGATATACAAGGGAGAATGTTAGGTGTCGTTTAATGTAACAGTAGATTATCGACGAGATCGGTATCTATCAGAGTTTAGTAAGAAAACTCTGCAAGACAGATATTTAATTGATGGAGAAATATCTCCTCAAGATGCTTTCGCACGAGCAGCAAAAGCTTTTGCGAATGATGAAGAACATGCACAAAGGTTATATGATTATGCTAGTAAACTTTGGTTTATGTTTAGTACTCCTGTGCTTTCTAATGGGGGAACTACCCGGGGCTTGCCTATTAGCTGCTTTCTTAATTTCGTGGACGACAGCCGTGAAGGGCTCACAAATCACTACACGGAGAATGCTTTTCTCAGTAGCGTCGGTGGCGGCATTGGTGGTTGCTGGAACGGTGTTCGAAGCGTCGGATCAAGAACAAGTAACGGATCAGAAAGTACAGGTGTCATACCCTTCTTAAAAGTAGTTGATGCAGAAATGTTGGCTTTCAGCCAGGGTGTTACTCGTCGAGGAAGCTACGCTGCTTATCTTGATATTTCCCACCCCGAAGTAGAAGAGTTTTTAGATGTTCGTAAGCCCACAGGTGGCGATGTAAATCGTAAGTCTGTAAACCTACATCATGGAGTAATTATTCCAGATGAGTTTATGGAGCTTATCGAAGGTGCTACAAGAGAAGAAGGGTTCGATGACTCCTGGGACTTGATTGACCCTCATTCTGGTAGAGTTATAAAAACTGTATCCGCAAAAACACTTTGGGTAAAACTTATTCAGAATCGTGTAGAAACTGGTGAACCTTATATTATGTTTAAAGATACTGTGCAAGCCGCATTGCCTCAGTGTCAAAAAGACAAAGGATTAACAGTACATCACTCAAATCTCTGTAGTGAGATTACTCTTGCTACAGATGAAGAGCGTACAGCAGTATGCTGTCTATCAAGTGTAAATCTGGAAGAATTTGACGAATGGCAGCATGACCCTCATTTTATTCCAGACCTAATAGCAATGCTTGACAATGTACTTACACATTTTATTGACAATGCGCCTCGCGAGCTATGGAGAGCAGCGTATAGTGCAATGCAGGAAAGAAGTATAGGTCTCGGAGCAATGGGCTTTCATGCTTATTTGCAGCGACACCATCTGCCATTCGAAGGCGTAATGGCAAAGAGCGCAAACATGAGAATGTTTCGCCATATAAAAACGGAGGCACTAAATGCAACTCGTAAACTGGCTGAAGAAAGGGGTGAAGCTCCTGATGCATTGGGTTATGGAGTTCGTAATGTTCACCTTCTCGCTGTTGCTCCTAATGCTAGCAGTAGTATTATTTGTGGCAATACTAGTCCTAGTATTGAGCCTTACAGGGCTAATGCATTTACTCAAAAAACTAAGTCAGGCTCAAGTCTTCAAAAAAATGAATATCTTGAACACATTTTACAAGAAATAGGAGAAGATACGGATGAAGTATGGAAAAGTATTGTTACAAACGGTGGCTCAGTTCAGCATCTTGACTTTCTGGACGAAGTTACAAAAGACGTATTTAAAACCGCAGTTGAAATTGACCAAAGATGGATTATTGATTTTGCAGCCGATCGACAGCAATATATCTGTCAAAGTCAGTCTCTAAATGTATTTTTTCCTGCCAATGTGTCAAAGCAAGAACTTCATGCAGTACATATGATGGCATGGAAAAAGAAAGTAAAAACTCTATACTATTTACGTAGCGAAGCGTATAAACGTGCTGAAAATGTATCTGACGAAGCTCTTCGACAGTATATATTCGAAAGCATGGATGAAGAGGGGTGCCTTGCTTGTGAAGGATAAAATAGAAATTTGGGGCACAGAAGATTGCCGCTTTTGCAATTTAGCAGAAAAATTAGCAAAAGAAAAAGGATATGAAGTAGAGAGTATCGAAGTAAGCCATGATATGTTAAAATTTAGTAAATTATTTCCTAATGTAAAAACAGTACCCCAGATACTTATTGGGGATACTTGGATTGGGGGATATAGCGACTTAAAAGAAGTCTTAGAGAGCGTTGAATGAATTTATTAACAGAAAGAGAATATTATAAGCCTTTTAATTATCCTTGGGCTTTTAAACACTATAAAACTCAACAGCATATGCATTGGCTTCCTGATGAAGTAAATCTTGCTGATGATTTACGAGACTATCGTGATAAGTTAACACCTGAGAATCGTCGACTTATTAATCAGATTTTTAGGTTTTTTACACAGGCTGATGTAGATGTTTGCTGTGGGTATGCGAAGCATTATCTACCAACATTTAAGCAGCCTGAAGTAAGAATGATGCTGTCTGCTTTTGCAGCAATGGAAGCAGTGCATCAAGAAGCTTACTCACTCTTGCTAGAAACTCTTGGTTTTGGTGACGATGAGTACCAAAAGTTTTTTGAGCACAAAGCAATGATGGATAAGCATGAGCATTTATCCAATTTTGGTATGGATACTCCAATGAATATCGCAAAAACTATGGCGATTTACTCTGGATTTACAGAAGGAGTACAATTGTTCAGTAGTTTTGCGATTCTACTAAACTTTCCTCGACATAACTTGATGAAAGGTATGGGACAAATTGTAACATGGAGTATTCGTGATGAAACTCTTCATGTCGAAGGTATGAGCCAGTTGTTCCGAACTTTTATTAAGGAGAATCCAGAGTTGTGGAATGATGATCTAAAATATGAGATTTACTGTGCCGCAGAGCGAACAGTAGAACTTGAAGATGCTTTTATTGATCTCTGTTTTGAAGGTGCGGAAGTACCTGATTTAACTGCGGAAGAAGTAAAAGAGTATATTCGATATATTGCAGATCGTCGACTTCTTGGTCTGGGAATGAAAAAAATCTTTAGTAGTGATAAAAATCCTCTACCTTGGCTTGACTATATGTTAAACGGTGTAGAGCACACTAACTTTTTTGAAAACAGAGCCACCGAGTATGCACGCGCGAGCACTACCGGAAACTGGCAAGATATATTTAAATAGGAATTTCTATTATGGCAAATGAAAGTATTAAGTTGGATCTATCATTGCAAGAAATAAATGTTGTATTAGCGGCTCTGGGAGAGCTACCCGCTAAAACAAGTATTGCAGTGATAAATAAAATTCAACAGCAGGCGCAACCACAAGTTACGCCAGAACCAGTTAAAGAGGAAGGGGCTGAATAGCCCCTTTTTTATCCCTGTAGTGCTGTGGCAGGGGGCGTAAAATTAGATGTATATCTAGCTAAGCCTTTAGTAATTCTAAGGTCTGACATGTATCCTTTAAAGTATGCAGCAGATGAATAGCCAGCCTTACCAACTATAAATCTATTATCCGCAACATCCCACTTACTATTTAGATTTATTGAATGTGCGCTACCGGAAGCCGTACCATTAATATACCACTGTAATGACTCGTCATTACGACAAAGTGCAAAATGAACCCAATTATTTTCAAGATTGCTTACAGCTGCACTGCTAAGCGTTTGCCCATTATATGCATTAAATACTCCAGAACTGTTTACATATAGAAGGGTGATGCCTGAGGTAGCCGACGTTCTTCCGTCTAAAATATAATTAGTGGTGGAAATATCGGTCATATATACCCATCCTTCAATTGTCCAATCCCTATTATCAAAATTAAATACGTTACCGTTTCCCTGAAGATGTATATAACTGCTTGTACCATTAAATCCAATAGAAGATGATAGATATTTAGTTTGTGTTGTAGAAGAAGCAACCCCATTCATCGGCATTCTAGTTACTGATTGAGATTTATCAATGATGTCTATATCTGCGTTTAAAAGAAGTAGCTCCGTGTTGGTGATATTAGATAATTGCGCAGTTGGAAGCGTAAATGCCGATGTATAAACAGCCGTTCCCACTACTAATCTAAAATTGGAAATATGGCCGTAAAAGCAGAGAGTATTGCTAGTTTGAGTTACAGATCGGCAACCAATATAAGATCTATTAGAGCCTGCTGTTGGCACTGCTCCGGAAATAGTCGCTGAACCAACTGATTCTCCATTTAGATATAGTGTTACTGTTGAGCCTGATCTAACTGCTGCGATATGATTCCACTGTATTAACTTTGCACTCGCACTACCGCTAATAGATGCAGTACTAGAGCCCCAATAAAATTCAGGCTGTCCCGAGGTATTTAGACGAATATCAAAATAATCTGAACCGTATGAGCTAGCATTACCATGTGAATATATTGACCCATGTCTGCTCGTAAAACTTACGGGCATGACCCAAGCTTCAATTGTAAAATCCCCTGTAGTCCCATAAAAACCCGGATCATCAAAATTTAAATAAGCAGTAGCCGCCCCTGTATCAAAATAAATAGACCCTCCGTGAGTACTAGAATTATATACGTCATATTTATAGGGGCTATGATTGGCTAGCGTAGCAACACCATAATTAACAATACTGTGATTATTTGAGGAACCATCATAAATACGATTGGCATGACAAGTTAATAGCTCAGTACCACTAATTGCTGTCAAAGGTTCTGTGGGGGGAGTAAAGTTAGATGTATATACTGCTGAACCAATAACTAAACGCACATCTCTAAGCTGTCCATCTAGATAGCTACCTGTACTATATGGTCTACCTATCCATATTTTTTCATTATCAATATCAGTAGTATCAGTCGCCGAGTACACTACGTTACCATTAATAAATAGGCGCAAAATATTCGAAGAATCTCTTGATAGTGCAATATGATTCCAAGCTTCCCATGCTATAACATTATAATTATCCCCACTTCCTGTCGTGCCTGTTTTAGTGCTGCTACCTACTCTAAGTACTATACTTCCATAAGAATAATAATAATAAAGTTGCAATTTTTCAGTAAAACCATTTACTAAATTAAAAATACGCATAGTATTTGAGGTAGAGTCTGTTCGGAACCAAGTTTCTAGAGTGAATTCACCCGAGCCTAGATTTAAAGAGCTCGCATCTGTTGCTTCCAAATAATCTGACGTACCATCAAAAAAGGTAGAATACCCGCCGGATCTAAATGGACTATGTGTTGTTTGAGTTACGTAGTAAGAGCTACTGCTCGTTATAGTTACATTATTTGATGAACTATCTGTAAACGTGGTATTGTCGCCCCCATTTGGACCTACTGATGTAAGCAATGTCGAAGTATATTGACTATTTGTAATAATAAGTGAGAGTGTAAAGGTGCTGGCTGCGCTTGCAACATTTGTTCCATCACTTGCTCTAAACGTTAAAGTAAATGCTCCTGCACTGCTAGTTGACGCTGCAATAGTAAAAACATTACTATTTGCTCCGGTACCCTGAGTAACTGTAGCAATACTTCCCGAAGTATCAGATGCAATACTATAAGTGAGGGGGAACCCTTCAGGATCAGTAGCAGTAATAGTTACAGTTGTATTCGCGCCACTTTCAAGTGTATAAGAGGACTCAACTCCACTTATCGAAGGAGTCTGATTAATTAATGCAATATTATACCATCCAGCGTCGGTAAAAATATAAAGTTTATTTGTAGAATCAACAAGAGCTTGTGTCCCTTCTGGAATACCACTTAAAGGTAAATCATCTATTGTAGCATAAAGTTTTATACTTGCAGGCTGTATTCCAATAAAAGAAGGCATTATGTTATCTCCATCACACCAAGAGTAACATCTATAGCAGATGCAGTACCTGCTTGTACTCTTAAGACGTCAGTTGCCTCTAATATATATTTTTGTCCTGTCATGACTTCAAGAGAAGTATTTGCAGGTATAGAAACATCTTCCATAATTTGAAAAGTTGCAGAAGATGCTGATGTGTCTTGAAGTTGAACTTTTACCGTTACAGCATTTGCTGTTTTATTGCATATATTCAATCCTAGTATTACAGTCGTAGTTGAAGAAGGCACTGTATAGACAT